CCACCGATGCTGCCTCCGGGCATGATGCCCCCACCGCCACCTGCGGGGGGCCTTCACCAAGGCATGGGTCCTGCTGGCGCAATGCCTCCGGGTGGTATGCCTCCGGGTGCAGGNGGTCCTCCGATGCCTCCGCCGGGTATGCCGCCAAGCGGTCCTCCGCCGGGCATGATGCCGCGTAAGCGCGGCGGTCGCGTCCATTACCCACTGCATCACGGCGGTGGTGGCGGCCTTGGGCGGCTTGAGAAAGTTAAAGCATATGGCCTGAAGCCTGCTTGATGATATAAGGGAGCGGTCAGTAATGGCCGCTCCTTTGATTGAGACCTACCTATGCAAACGATCAGCGTTCGTTTTGAATACGAATTGAAAAAATTGATCATAAAAGAAGTTGATCGCCTAACGGAAATCATCGCGTTAGGTGCCAGCATTCACGATATTTCCGACTATAAGCACCTTACGGGGCAACTCGCGGCATGGCGTAAGTTGGACGATATCTGTGATGAAGCACGTTCGATAATGGATAAATCGTAATTGGAGATTTTATGCCGCATGTACCTATGCAACACGATACCGACCCTAAAACCGATCTGATAAAAGAAGTTGGAGATATCAGCGGATTTGAACTCTATCAAAATCAAATTCTGTGCGCCGTGTATATCCGACCTGAAAAAACAAAGAGCGGGATCATCTACACGACCCAAACTCGCGAGGAAGATCGTCACCAGAGCAAGGTTGGCCTCGTTTTAAAGACGGGTCCAGACGCTTTTGTTGATGAAAGCGGCGTCTGGTTCAAGGACGTGAAGGTCCACCTGAGTGATTGGATTGTCTTCCGCCCGTCTGATGGTTGGAGCATCACCGTCAACGGTGTTTTGTGCCGTATTTTGAAGGACGAAACCGTGCGCGGTCGCGTCTCTCACCCAGACCTTGTGTACTAAGGAGGCATTATGGCTACTGAACCAGAGCAGATTGAAATTGAAATTGATCTGAATCCTAAAGAAGACAAGAAAGACGAGATTCAGATTGTTGAAGTTGCTAAGAGCGATGAAGTTGCGCCTGAAGAAGGCATTGAATCGCTCAAAAAGCAGTTGGAGCAGGAGCGTGCGGCGCGTATTTTGGCTGAAAAAAACGCAAATGACGCAAGACAAAATGCTCACAAGGCGCAGAACGAGGTTGTAGACACCAACCTGCACCTGATTAGCAACGCAATTGAGACGGTGAAGTCGAATACGCAAAATTTAAAGGCTGCATACTCTCAGGCGATGGCTTCAGGCGACTACGATTCGGCTGCAGACATCCAGCAGATCATGGCAGACAACTCTGCCAAGTTGTTGCAGTTGGAGCAGGGCAAGCAGGCGCTGGAACAGGCTCCAAAACAGCAGGCTCCTGCGCCCATGCAGTCAAATCCTGTCGAAGCGATGGCATCACAACTGTCTGCACGCTCTGCAGAGTGGGTCCGCGCCCATCCTGAGTACGCCCGCAACCCAAATCTAACCAGAAAGATGATTGCGGCGCATGAAATGGCTATGGCTGACGGCATAAAAGTCGATTCAGACGACTATTTTGAGTCTGTTGAGACCAGTTTGCGTATCCGCAGGGACGTTTCTGAGCCTGCTGCAAGTGCTACTGCCGACGCGGCTAAGGTTACGCAGCACCGTACTGCCCCGCCGTCTGCTCCGGTGTCTCGTAGCGGCACCGCAGGCACTGGAAACCGTCCAAACATCGTTCGCCTGAGTAAAGATGAGCGCGAGGCGGCTAAGGACATGAAAATGACTGATCAAGAGTACGCCAAGAACAAATTAGCCCTTCAGCGCGAAGGCAAACTGAACTAAGGAGAATTCGATGGACATCGAAACGCCAAAAAACAAGCGCGCAAGGGCACGCAACAATCGCCTGCTGGAGGCGATTGAGGAAATAGACGCAGAAGAGGCACAGGAAGAGGCTTTGCTGGCTGCTACAGAGATGCCAGAACCTGTTTCATCGATTCAGCGGCCTGCTTTGCGTGAAGATCCACGCACTCGCGCCGCACGTCGTGCTGCAGAACTGCGTGAGCACCGTGGGGCTATGGACGAGGGTACGGACGAGTTCCGCATCGCGCTCGACCTCATTCCTGACGGCTGGGATTACGAGTGGAAGCGTAAATTGCTACTTGGGCAGGAAGATCCCGCCTATCAGGTGCAGTTAGCGCGTAATGGATGGGAGGCTGTCCCGGCGGATCGTCACCCCGAAATGATGCCCAGCACGGGCAATTTCGCTGTGATTGAGCGCAAAGGCATGATCCTGATGGAGCGCCCGAAGGAGATTACCGAAGAAGTGCGAAGCGCCGACCTGCGCCGCGCACGTCAGCAGGTACGCCAGAAGGAAGAGCAGTTGAACTCCGCGCCAGAGGGCACGTTACAGCGCAAGAAGAGCGACGGGAGCACGCTGACGAAGATCAATAAGTCCTACGAAGCGATCCCAATTCCAGACTGATAGGTGGTAAACACCTCTTTAAGCACCCTTCGAGGGTGCTTTTTCTTTTGTACTATTGCACTTGTCAATAGTCGGGGGTAAATTCCGTTCAACCTCCTGCCCGGTGTGGGAGTTTTAAGAATACCCCCGGTCTAAGTCGCACCCGGTGCGCGATGATGGCCTCCTGAATAAGGAGATTCCGTCATGGCGAATACTTCAGCGCCTTTCGGTTTTAGTCAGTACTCGGGTACGGGATCGCTCCCTACCTATGAGCAGGTGCAGATGGCGATTTCGTCGTCTAACACCGGCCCGATCTTTTTTAATGACCCTGTAATGATGGCTGCTGGCACCACGGGTGTGGGCACTGGCCTTATCACGCAGGCGTATAACCCGGTAACCGTTGTAATCAGCGGCATCACGTTTGCCTCTGGTGTTGCTACGGCGACCATCACGGCAATCACCTCTGGTGTTCCGACTTCGCCTAACGCTTGGGCCGCTCCGGTTGGTTCTGTTATTTCCATCACTGGCGCAAGTTCTTTTGCTACTGGCGGCGCGTTTATCGGCAACTTCACGGTTACCGATTCGACTACGACCACCATTAAGTTCGTTGCCCCTACCGGCACGTTCAGCAGCACCTACACTGCGGGCACTTCGGTAGTCTACGTTCCGGTTGCTGGTGTGTTCGTTGGCTGCAAGTACCTCTCGGTTGCCCAGAAGCGCACCGTGTGGAGCAACTACTGGCCGGGTTCTGACGCAAACACTGCGGCTTCGGTCACGGCGTATGTGGTCAACGACCCAAATGCTCAGTTCGTTGTGCAGACCGCCAACTCCAACACGACCTCAACCGCTGTTGGCGTTACGGCTGTTGGCCAGAACATTGGCTTTAACTACGCGGTCAGCGGCGCAGCGCCTGCGAGCAGCAACGGCAACACGGCGACTGGCATTTCCACCTACTTCGCGGATCAGTACACGCTGACCACGCCGGGTGGTTATCAGCCGCTTCTTCCTTTCCGCGTTGTCGCTCTTGCTAACTGGACGGCTGACGGTTCAAACCCGCTTCAGTCGGTCAACGGCAACGACTACACCTCTGCTTACAACCGCGTCGTTGTTGCTTTCAACAACGCGATGTTGAAGCAGTTCAACGGTATCTAAGGAGTAACTAAAAATGGCCGTTAATTTAAGTGCTATTAAAGACCTCCTGCTGCCGGGGCTTCGTGGTGTAGAAGGCAAGTACGAGATGATCCCATCTCAGTACGACAAGATCTTCACCAAGCATGACTCGAAACTCGCCCTTGAGCGTACCGCCGAAATGCGTTACCTCGGTCTGGCGCAGTTGAAGACGGAAGGTGCTCAGACCTCCTTCGACAACGGTGCCGGTGAGCGTTTCGTGTACAACCAAGAGCACAGTGAAATTGCTCTCGGTTACGCAATCACCCGCAAGGCGATTGACGACAACCTCTACAAGACGCAGTTCCACCCGTCGAACCTCGGCCTGATTGAATCATTTCAGCAGACCAAGGAAATCTACGGCGCGAACTTGCTTAACACCGCGACGACGTACAACGCGAACATCGGTGGCGATGGCGTTTCACTCTGCAGCACCGCTCATCCAATTGATGGCAACACGATTGCAAACAAGCCGACCGTAGACGTTGACCTCAATGAGGCCACGCTGCTGAACGCGATGATTGCGATTCGTACCAACTTCCGCGACATGGCGAACCTCAAGGTGTTTGCTCGTGGCCGTAAGTTGATCGTGCCTCCGCAGTTGGAGCCAGTTGCAATTCGTCTTCTGAAGACGGAACTGCGTCCGGGCACTGCAGATAATGATGTCAACGCAATCCTTACGACCGCAGGCGGTCTGCCTGAAGGCTACATGGTCAACGACTTCTTGACCTCATCCTTCGCGTGGTTCCTGCTCACAAACATTGATGGCCTCTCGTACATGGAGCGCGTCAAGTTTGAAACCGATATGCAAGTCGATTTTGTCACTGACAATCTGCTTGTTAAGGGTTATGAGCGCTACTCATTCGGGTATTATAATTGGAGAAGCCTCTACGGCTCGTTCCCAACTTCGTAATGTGAAAGACATGGATAACCGCGAAAAAAATAGGCTTAAAGCCGCTGCGTATAGAAAGAAGAATCCTGAAAAAGTTCGGGAGATTCAGAATCGCAACGCAGAAAAAGCGCGCCAAAACCCAGACAAGGTTGAGGCTATTCGCGGTTATCAATTAAAGTATCGCGATCAGAACCGTGAAGTCCTTAAAGACAAAGAGCGCGAAAGGCGTTTCGGCATTAATCGTCAAGAGTATGCCGAAATGTTCCACGCTCATAACGGTGCTTGCGCGATATGTTCACAGCCCGAAACCGCCACTCGCAATGGGCGCATCAAGGCCTTGGCCGTTGATCACGATCATGAGAGTGGTGAGATTCGAGGTTTGCTTTGCTCTGACTGCAACACAGGTATCGGCAAGTTGAAGGAGGACCGTGACATCATGGTTTCCGCAATCCGCTACTTAGACAAGCACAAGAAAGCAAAGCATTGCGTCGTTAACTTGTCCTTAGTCTAAGGAAAAATTTATGGGTACTACAGTTCTCACTGGTCCAATTCTCGCGGGCAACGTGTTGAACTCTGACGGCACCACCAACCTCTCTGGGGTTGGTGGTTCGTCTGGCGCGCAAAACGTCGGTTTTGTCAGCATGATGCAAGTCAGCGAAGTGAATGGCCTTGCAAACTCGCCTATTCCACAAAGCACGACTGCTTTTGCAACGGGCATGGTTATTCCTGCCCAAAGCATCATCACGGACATTTACGTGTACGTGACGACCGTTTTGAATACCAGTGCGACCATCAGCATTGGAACTAGCACGGCTGCTAACGAACTTGCGACTGGCATCTCTGGCGCTGTCGGTCAGCAGACCGTTTCCGTTACTACACTTGTCCCTGCGTGGCTCAACACGTCTTCTACGCAAGACGTGCAGATCTATTGCAAGGCAAGTGCACAAAGCGGAACGGCAGGCGGATACGTCGTCGTTGTTTCGTATATTCAGGCTGTTAACGGCTTCACCAACGGTCAGTACACCTGATCTGGGAGTAGGAAATGAAAGGTCACAAGGGTCATCATAAGGGCCACAAGGCTCACGGCGGTCACGTTGGTGTCAACGAGGCTGAAGAGGATCTCAAGAGCAAGCCGGAAGAGCGTAACAACGCGCACAAGGTGTTTGCCGAGGCTGAAGAGAAGAAGCATGGTGGTCGCGCCAAGCGCAAGAAGCACCATGAAATGAAGGTCGAAGGCCATCATTCCAAGCATCACGCTGGCCGCAAGCCACGTAAGCATGGCGGCAAGGCTGGCGGCAACATCTTCGCGTTCACGGCTCACAAGGGCACGGCTCCGAAAGATCATTCGCCGGACATGGGTATGGAATAAACTGAGCCCTCTCTCAGTTTGTTTCTGCACTAACGGGGGCCTTGTGCCCCCGTTTTTCCTTGGAGATTGTCATGCGTCCAATTATTGTTACGACAAGCCAGTCGCAAACCACGTCGAACTTAGTTCGTCTGGACGAGTGGGCATTCCCGCAGGTTGCAATTCAATGCACTGCCAGCGGCACGGTGAATTACACCGTTCAGCAGACGTTGGACGACCCGAATGATCCAACGAATCCTGTGCCATTGGCTAGCATGACGTGGGTCAACCATCCAGACACTGCTTTGGTTGGGGCGACGGGCACGATTCAGAGCAATTATGGGTACTGCCCTCGCTTTGTAAGGGTTGTGCAGAATAGTGGTACTGGGACGGTCACGGCCACGTTTATTCAGGCTAATGTAGTTGGCATGTAAGGTCTGGCAGAATAGCGCCATAACGAGGTAATTATGTCGGGTCTGTGGCGTGGCATTACTGGTCTTTCAACGCTAACGGCTCTCAAGTTGGGCACTGGACTCCTATTGGGGTCCGGCCTTATGGCTGATCCGGGCGGTACTACTNCTGNTGCATTTAACGTCTTGCCCTCCGCAGGTTCACCGTCTTATCCGGTGACATATGCTGTCCTTAGCAGCGGTGGCACTTCATACACAGTTGTTAGTACGGTGCTTGGCAGTAGCGGCAC